ATTCCAAGCAAAAGAGTCTACCAGTGTTCCTTCAGAAGTTATTTCTCAACTAAGAGTTGAATTTAAAAAGCAAAAGATTAAGAACCTATCAGAGATTACACATGGAAAGGTGAGAACGTTGCTCAAGAAACTCAGACTCAACAAGTACTATGAACATGTGCCTTACATATCAACTGTCCTCAATGGAATCAACCCTCCGTGCATGTCTCAGATGCTCGAAGACAAACTGAGACTCATGTTTGGACAGATACAAGTACCATTCAAGAAGCATTGTCCACCTGAACGCAAAAACTTTTTGAGTTATTCTTATGTGTTGTACAAGTTTTGTGAGCTCTTATCTGAGGATGAATACATCAAGTGTTTCCCTTTGTTAAAGGACAAGTCGAAGATTTACAAACACGATCAGATTTGGAAAAACATCTGTGACGAGCTCAAATGGGAGTATATTCCTACAGCCTAAACTCTTCAACCTGAAGTTCAGATCCATAGTTTACCAGAATTCCTTGACTATAATTCAATAGTTTCATATATATCTTGATCTGATCTCTGTTTGATTCTGTGATACTTCTGACACTTTTAAGTTCTATGATGCAATCTTTCAGTATAATATCTGCACGCATATTTCCTATTACATGTCCCATGTATTCTATTGGTATGATACGTTCAGTCTCATATTGAATACCGGCAAGTCGTAGAGAAACCTCAAGAGCATTGTGATATACAGCCTCAGAGTATCCAGGTCCAAGAGTATCCCACACTTGTGATATGATATGTAACATGACATTGAGAGTAATTATTTTCTTAAGCAACATTATATGAAGCCCGCACCGCCTAAGTCACATTGGATTATTAAAATCATGATTTTTGTGGTGGTGGCTATTTTTATGGGATTTATGATTGATTTTGTCAGATGTAAAGCAAAGAAGGACGGTTGTACTGTTGCATGGTGGAGATTTAACAAGCCCAAGGATTGTAAAGCAAATACAGATTGCACATCGCCAATGACTTGCCAGTCAGGTGTTTGTAAAAGTCCCAAGACTTGTGCGGCAAATTCGGACTGTACACCACCAATGACTTGCCAGTCAGGTGTTTGTAAAGGAGTATCCGTTGTTAGGCGCTCATTTAAAAACAAGAATAGAAAATATCGTCTATCATATGAAGTTCCACCTGTTCCTCCCCCAGCTCCTGCCCCGGAACCTGTTCCTCAGCCCTCGGTCAGTGGTTATGCCAAGATGTACCCTCACAAGCGTCTGATGTAACGCTCGTTTGCTCTGAATATCGCAGAGGATCTTGGTGAAGTACGCTTTGTATATGTCGAGGCGGCAATAAGAGAACGTTCGACGTGACGGGTACCAAGACGACGAGCAGCTCTTCTCAGTGCCGCATGTCTTCTTGCGACAGACATCTTCTTCACCTCTGAATAACCATATCGACCAAGGAGACCTTTGCGTAGCTTGCCGATGCGGTCTTTAATCAGGGTTGATGGGACGTGAACTCTTTTGCCATCTCGGCGAGTATAAGAATAAGCTTTCCTCCGAATCATTTACATTACTGTAAGATTATTTCCAGGTGGTGGATATTTGATATCGAACAAAATATACAAGTCACCACCCTTCATACCCTTCCCATCAGCCTTGTACTCTTGACGCGGATCCAAAACTCCAAAGTCCTGAGTAGAGAGTTTCATAGGGCCTGCAAAGTGAGGTACAGTTATAATTGTCCCATTGACTGAATCAATAAACGAAATCTCTTGTTTGAAGTGAAGATCCCTACCAACTCTGGTAAAATCAGCATGGTCAATGATCGAAAAGACAAATGTGATACCCATATCCTGCACATTTACACGCTCCCCATCCTGTGTGTCAGCCCCAATATCAAATGTAATATCGCGCACCTCTCGGACTTGCTTCTTGTGATCACAATCCTTGCACCCCTTGGGACTCTTCCCCTTGCCTTGGCATTCTGGACAGGGTTGCTGAATCGCCATTGGCCCTAGCTGCATCACAAAGACACCATTACCTTTGCACTGTCTGCACTGCATGGTACAAATGGGACAATCCTTCATCCAATCGACCCTGAGCTTCTTCTTTCTTTCATGAAAGATGTCATCGAGTGTTATACGAATTGGATGTTCATTCTCCCTTTTCTGAGCGCCGAACATTCCACCCATATTCTTGAACAAGTTACTCATGTCAAAACCACCTCCCGTCTCTCCACCAGTCAGATCATACGTCTGTCTTTTCGTCTGATCAGAGAGGACATCATGCGCATGTGAAATCTTCTTGAATGTATCAGGATCTCCACCCTTGTCAGGATGATGCTTCATTGCCAACTTCCTATAGGCTTTTTTAATCTCATCAGGACTTGCATCCTTTGGGACGCCCAGATCTTCATACAAACTCATTACTATAAAGAGGCTCGTTTTTTTTAATCTCAAAAAAAACGAGCCAGTAGTAATGGGTATGTGTATTGATCCCAAAATATTTGGTCCTCACTATTGGTCAGTTATTCACTTGTCAAGTCTGACATCAGGTTCTCCAGAGTCTATAGAACAGTTTATCAATTCACTTGTAGGTATTCTACCATGTCTAGAATGTCAAGAACATCTCAAAGATAACCTCAAACAGTTACCCTTTGACAAGTCTGATCCGTTCAGGTGGTCTGTAGACCTACACAACCTTGTCAATACACAACTTGGTAAACAGACTGTCAGGTATGAAGATGCTCTGAGGTACTGGGAAGACAGATGTAAGAAAAAGTCAAACAACTACATCATATGGATTATTGTCATTTTAGGAATACTTGCCGTTTTTGGAATGGTATACCATTGAAAGATGTTGTGGCTGCCATTGTATATGCACCCATATTAGGCCACTGAATGACATCACCGATTCTGAGGTCTGGCAATTGGACGGATTGATATATCACATCTATTCCATCACATGTACAACCGAAGAGAGTCTTTGGACTTGTAGGTCTTACATCTTCGAATAATGGAACAGGTTCTGCATGGTCGAATATTCTACAGTTGAATGCTCCATACAGAGATTCATCTATTGTTACAGAATCCTTCTTGTATCCAATGACTGGAGTGAAAAGAGTCGCCACCTTTTCAGCAAAGAAACGCCCTGGCTCAGCCACAACCCTGAATCCATCGAGGTAATCCACGAGTGTCTTTGATAATTTGGTTGGAATCTTACCGTGTGTAAATCCACCACCAATGTCTATGAGTTTTGGATTGTGTCCATAGTCCATCGAGATCTTGACAGCCCTGAGTGCCTTTTGTACACCATCTATATAGGCGTGCTCATTCTGTGCCCCGGAGCCTACATGGAATGAAACACCTACGAGGTTCAAGTCGTACTCTTTGACTTTGCGGAACAACTCAGGCCACTCATATTCTTCAGCTCCATACTTGTTACCGAGCTGACACTTGGCTGTTGGATCATCTGATCTTATTCTTAGAATGATATCCATCTTATATCTCATAATCTTCTGAAGTTCAGAGACGGAATCGAAAGTTGTTACTGATACTCCAAGATGATATGCATCTCTGAGATCATCTGGATGTTTACAAGGATTTGCATACAATATGTCACTCGATCCCTTTGACTTGACAAGTTCAATCTCTGATAGACTTGCACAATCGAAACCAGCACCTAGCTTGACAAGACGTTCGATGATGAGTGGATGTGGGTTACACTTTACAGCATAATAAGGCTGAATAGTCGGAAACATTGATTTCCAGTCATCCATGGCTCGGTCCAGAAAATCTAGATCGAACACATAGAAAGAACCCACCATGTATGTCCTGAAGGTTTTCTTTTTAGATAAAGCCAATGGCGACAGTATATCTAATGGAGCGTGTATTCCTACTTGATCGATCCGGCTCAATGCAGAATATCCGACTCGACACTATCGGTGGGTACAATGCATTTGTATCATCTCAGACTGGTGGCACAATGTCACTCTATCTCTTTGATCACGAGCTCCAAGAGGTTTACAAGAATGTTCCGATGAATGAAGTCAAGGCTCTTAACGTGACCGACTTTGTGCCTCGTGGTTCTACGGCTCTGCTGGATGCTCTTGGACATGTCCTCAAGACTTTCGAGGGAAAGCCAACTGTCGTTATTCTGACTGATGGTGAGGAGAATTCAAGCACCAAGTTTACTCATGCGCACATCAAGGATCTGATTGAGATGCGTAAGGGTGAGGGTTGGGACTTTGTATATCTAGGAGAAGATATCAAGGAGGGTCAGGGACTAGGGATTACCACCTCGTTCAAGTTTGAGGGTGAAAATACCGGAAAATTATTCGCCACTCTGAGCGGAGCAATGACTCAGGCGAGTCAGACTGGTGAGGCGGTTACTTTTTGAAGCTTTCATATATGAGAAAGCCAGAGCCCAAAAGGGCCAATATAGATATGACGAGCATTATAATAAGAAATATACGATTCGAATTATCCTTTTTTTGTTGAGCTGTCCATGTTGTCTTGTCACCCGTCGGCTTCTTCACAGCCTGAATACCGATGGAATTTGAAGCAATGGCAAGAACCGAAACAGCAAATGATGCATATGCTGCTATGTTCATTTATATTATCTCGAGAAACTTATTCTGACCGAAATATACAAGAGCAAAAACAGTATGACGATGTTAAATATAAGCCAAGCTGCTAAATAAGGAAGTATCCTCTCTTTGAGTGCGTTATTCTCCAAAACCATATTTAGCAACTGAGCTGTAAGAGATTCATCCTTCATGGATCGTATAATTAAGACTAGGAGAGAAAAACAAAAGTGCCCAAACGATACACTCGAGCTCCTTATCAAAACTCACCCCAAGATTTACATATGGGGACCTCCTGGTATCGGTAAAACTTGGACGGTCAGAAAGATATTAGATGTGTGTGTTGATCTGGATGCTGACATTCTAAAGTCCAAACAGACAACATTAGATATCATATCAAGAGCATATGATTCTCTTCTTTTCATAGATGACTTTGAATCTGTGCAAGATCTTGTTGGTATACGAGAACTCGAGGCTGTCAAACGACTTGTGATCATAGGTAACAATCCATGGAAAGGGAATATGGCTGTATTTTCTTATGAATTTCCTAAAAAGACAGTTGCTGAGCTCCAAGAAATTGCGAGGCTATACGGTGTCACTGATGTTTCAGGATCCAATGGTGACATTCGGGCATTTCTTCAGGGTCCGAGTGACGCCAAGGATGTTTTTTGGAACCCAAAAGATTTTGTAAGATCATTGATATCAACTCAAGGTGCCAAAAATCCAAAAGACTATATAGGTCAGATCATAGAAGAGCATGGACATGTCATGGATATGATTCATGATAATTATATAGATAGTCAAGCTGATCCATGTGAAATACTCGAGTGTCTGAGTCGAGCATCAATATATGATGATGAGATTTACTCTGGTAAATGGAACTTGCTTCCGTATTTCAGCCTCGAGTCTTGCATAATTCCAGCCTCACTGATCGGTCATACAATCAAAGGTGACATAAGACCTGGATCTATGTGGACTAAATTTTCGAGCATGTGCATGAGACGAAAAAAGGTTCGTGCCATGTGCTCAAGAGTCAAGAGACTTGAGCTTGATGTCGATGCTCTCATGCTCCTGAGAGACTACTTTGAAAAGGGGGAAGGGGCTGAACTCGTTAGTGAATATGGGTTGCACAAATGTGACATGGATGTCTTGACACACTTGTGTCTCACAAGGAAACTCAAAGCCAAGACTATAACAGCTTTAAAAAAGCAGTGCCAAGAATAGTATGGCAGAGGAGAAGATTGAACAACTGAAATACATCAAGATTATAGCCAATGAGATTTATTTCTATTGTGACGTAAGTATAGAATCTGTTGCAGAGTTTAATACTGAACTAAGAAAACTTGACATTGAACTTAGGACGAGCTATCTAGCATTGGGTATTGATACAAAACCAACAATCAAGGTTTAAATTCATAGTCCGGGTGGTGATCTTCATGCAGGTCTTGGAGCTCATGATCACATTAGAAAATGCAAGTCACATGTTGTCACAATTGCAGATGGTCTAACAGCAAGTGCAGCCGCTATAATGTACCTTGGAGGTCACAAACGTCTCATCACACGCAATGCTTGGATTCTTATCCACCAGATGTCCTCTGAGGTCTGGGGTAGCTTTGATGAAATAACATCCGAGGTGGAGAATCTAAACAAGTTGATGACTCAGATGACCCAGATGTGCAGGAGACGCACCGACCTCAGCGAGGAAAAGCTTGAACAGTTGATGCACAAGGATATTCTACTCTCAGCCAAGAAGTGCATCAAGTATGGTGTCGCGTATGAAATTTGTGCGTCTAGCTAACCCAGGAAAACACTCGAGAGATGATAAAATGGATCTCTCAACAATATGGATGCAAATGGACTCGCT